ATGAGTCAGAGGTCAGAGATGTAGCTAGCTATGGCTGCATCGCTGGCGTCTCTGGCTTTATTGCCTGGGTCGAAACAGTGGCATTTTTTAACGAACATCAAAACGACATTGAAGCATGGTTATTTGAAGACCATGATTTTCAACTTGTTGATTTCTGCAAACGAGCAGATAACGATGTTGACAAGTTAAAAAATGATCTGGTCTGGTGTGCTGTTGATCTTTACTGTCAAGAGCGCACCATTTACAACGAAACAATGCAACCCGCTTAATTGCGGGTTTTTTCTTATGTACTTTGATCGATTCGACATTTGCGAAGCTCACTACATGTTCGCCATGCTTTGGCATGACGGAATGTGGGGAGAGATTTACGGCAAGTTCGGGCAGTTGGAGCGGATTAAGTTTCGCCCTAGTCCTTGTTTGAGTGAGCCTAAGGATCTGACCATGAATGGCCGCGAGATTTACCGTCAATTGGTGGTAAATCTATGTGGCATCAAATCCACCGCTCCAAAATCATGAGCCCCGTTATGGGGCTTTTTTTATGCGCTGAGCCGAATGAGGCATTCTTCAGCCCTGCAGTCTTCTAGCTTGGCTCTAACCCAGTTGAGACGCCCAGCGACCTTGCGTCCATCGTTTGTGTCCTTGTAACAGTGGAGAGCTTCAAGGAGGAGCATCCACTCATCAGCGCAGAAATGAATGGTTTTAGTGGGCGCTGAATCAGTCATGAATGGGCGCTTGCGGTTTCCTTGAATGGTCTGTATTGTAATACAAGAGTCAGGGGAATCAACCCTGCTCCGCTCCAAACACCATTAAATCAATGAACAAGCAAATTATGACTCGCTACACCTTGGGCGAGCACCGCTCCATCAACCTTCAGCATGGCTACATCGCCGTAAGCGATGCGTCTGCGGAGTCTGTTTCCATTTACGCCGGAACAGATGCCATTTATGACGCAGTAGCCCAGCTTCTGCCTTCTTGCCCTCGCTCCACACAAGAGCGATTCATGCAGATTCTCACTGATCACATCCGCACGGTGGACAACGTTGAGGCATGAAGCGGACCACAGAAGTAAGGGAAGCTCACCAGCATCACGCCAAAAAGCTGCTGGATATGGGCTTCCAGAAAGCTGATGTGGCTGCAACGCTCCAACGTAAATACAACCTGTCTCGTGCTACTGCTTATCGCGATGTGGACGAGGCAGACATTTCACGTGAAAGCGAAGACCACAGAATTGAAGCTGATCCAATGCCTGAGATCACCCTAGAAGACCGTGAGCCATTGATGCGGATGACTAAGCATCTGCTGATTGACGCTTACGAGCAGGGCAACGTTCAAGACTATGCACGGTTGATCCGTGAATACGAAAGACTTGCCCGTATGGGTGGCTTGTCTCAAAAGTTCTGAGACGTTTGTCTCAAACCGTTCCAATCATCAAACCAATGACCAATTCCACTGACCAAACCAAACCCGTTCCTACTTGGGGCGACTTCCTTAAAGCTGACAAGGAGTATTCCGACTTACAGAAAACTTCTGACCTTGCCCGTTCACGTCAACGCGACTGTGAGCAGATCATCCGTTCCAATGACATGCGACTTGAAATGCTTAAGTTTGTTCATGACATCCTTGAAGCCAAGAAGTTTGACTTCGAGTGCATGGACAAAGAGGAAGAAGAGGCCGCTCAAAAATTTGTTGGCCACAGCTACACCGTTGAGTTACGTAATGAACAGCTTTTTGACTATCTCCAAGAGCTGGAAGAGCAGAAATTTGCTTTGCATCTCGCCATTGCCGATGCTTCGGTAAAGCGTCAGCAGTACAAGCAAGAAGCTGACGAGGCTGACAAAGCACAGTTCCCCATTCGCAAGAGGCTTGTTGCTGAACACAACAAGCTTGAAGCTGATGCCAAGAAAGCTGCAGAGGAAACCAAATGACTATTCGCTACGACGACATCGACGATCTTCTACCTGAAGACTACAAAGACCCTTGGCCGCCTCTTTCTGATGAAGAAATTGAAGAACGAGAACGCCAAGCGGAATGGGATGACTACCTAGCTTCCATTCCTGACGCTGCTGAACGTAACCGCAACCTCAAATGATTGACCGCAAAAAAGCTGACCGCTCCATCAACCAACTTCTCAATTGCCTTATGGGTGGAGCACGCTCTAAGGCCTCTAAACACCTTGAGGATCATCCTGCAGAACGTATTGAGTTTTGCTTCAAGCTGATTCAAAACGAAATTGGAGTAATTCTTCAAGAGACTCCAGCCTCAGAGCTTTCACAAGCTTTATACGTTCCTCGAATGCACTTGGACAGCCTTAACTCCCTGAAAACCCTTAATCAACTCATTGAAGAGGTTCAATGGTAAACGAATTCTCTCAAGTCGAATCAATCGTCAAAGATCTCAAAGCCATCCTTCAACGCGAAGACAAGCGTCATCAGATGGATCAACATCTCACCACTTCTATGCGTCATCTGCTGGAAGACGAGATTATTCCACAACTTGAAAATGAACTTGACTTTGACCCGACTCCTGAACACCTTTGGGATCTAACTGGTGGAGAACCTCCGTTATGAGCACCAAACTCAATGGCAATCGTTACTCTCCTTCTGGTTCCCGCGTCCCAACAGACCTTCTGCCTACTGCTATCCGCTATGAAGCGGCTAGAGCAGTCATCTTTGAAGAATGGGGTAACTTTGTCCGCGCCAACGACTGCCTGCGCCTCAAGCGCTACTACGAACGTAGAGCGATGGAGGAATGCTCAGACCCAGGGCCAACCTAGTTCCACGTCCCCGCGCCAAACATCCTCATCGATAGGACGCTTGACCGCATAATCCCGAAACAGGCGTTTCAGCTCTTCAGTTGAGACGCCTATTTCTTTTGCTTTCACTGCCACATTGCATTTGCCGCGATAGATCTCGTCTAACGCTTCCTCCATCACATAACCTCTCCGCTCAACAACATCTCCTGATACAAGTGATTCCGTTCTGTCCAACGCACTTCACACCCTCTCATCTCAAGCTCATTCAGCATTCGTATCTGTACGTTGCCTCCTGGTTTTGCAATCACTACCGCTCCAGCTGCTACTCGTATGCCGGCTCTCTCACGCAGTCCAAGGCTATAAGCACCTAGTTGGTCCTGATGGTCCTTTAACCACGCTTCAGGCTTGTCCTCTTCGCGGCTGGTGGTCTTGAAATCGCAGATCGTCAAACCCAGTGGTGTGTCGATCAAAGCGTCTGCTGTTCCGGCAAAACCATCGGTACTGCTAACGCTGAACTCACTCGCATGAATGGCCGTTACCGTTCCACTTACCAACCAGTCGGATAAACCTCTGGCGTACTCACGGGCTGGCCACGCCACTTTTGGTGAACTCTCTTTCGCCTTCTTGAGTGCCCAACTGGTGATTGCTTTAGGAGGACGAGCCAATCCATCATCCCAGATTTTCCATGTGCCCTTCTTGTTAGCGCTCTGTCGAGCCAGCTTTGCTGCGGTCTTGAGTACATACTCGCAATGCTCATGAGCAATGGTGCCACGGTCACAAGCAATGTCACGCTCCAAACCACTGCCAGCACGTTGTGACCAGCGTTCCAGTGCATCCTTTTGTGATTGCGGGGCTGTGTTCTTCAGGATATGGGTGACAGAGTGGTAAATCTGCCCGTGTTGATCCCTGTAAACACGGAATCTGCCTGTGTTGTCTTGCTCCAACTGCCATTGGCGCAGTGAAGCTAATGCGTCTTGTGTATCAGTCGTCATGAATGGCGTTTTCTTCCAGCCACCTTTGACGGAGCTGATTTTCTTTGGGCTCCACGAGATGAGCGCTAGAAACTACCCCAGTTAAATGACCGACAGTCACTGAGACGCAACCGTCTTCCATGAATGTCGTAACTGTCTTGGGTGGCTCCATAGACGCATTTACCCAACACTAATGTACATGCAAAGAAAGGGGGCGCAAGGCCCCCAGCTGCTAAAAACCAAAGTTTTGGTCGTAGCAGTACTCAATGCAAGCCTCAAGAGCTTCACTTGGACTTCCAACTGATATAGAAAGAAAGTCAAGGTACTTAGCCTTTTTACCCTTGAACGTTCGAGTGACGGTCAAACGAGCGCTCAAATCCAGCATTTCAGCCTTGCGATCTTGAATGGCTGAATTAACCACCTTTTGAATCGCTGGCTTCAAAATTGCTGGTTCAGACTGCTGAACAGGCTCAATGTGCTCAGCTGAAAGCTCAGGCTGAAACTCCATTGGAGCCAAGTTGGCGCAGTATTTTTTGTCGCCAGGCTTTTTCCAAGAATTGGACTCTCGTAGATCAGAGACATGAATGATCATGCCAGTGCGAATGTTGTCCTTAGGAAAACCATTGAGCCATATAAACGCCCCATCGCCTTTGAAAAAGGGCAGGTCGTTTCTCGTTCCGCTCTCGCGGAACATGCCAAAGATGTAACTCTTGTCGTCAGGAACCTCGGTGACGACTGCGGACACAAACATGCCTGAATCAGGCTGTTCAAGGGTTTCAGTAGAGAGCATGTCAAGAGAAGGAATAGCAGCAGTGAGATTGGACAGTGTGCTAGAGCATAGGCATCTGCAAACTAGCACAAAAAAAGAGGGCCGTAGCCCTCCTCTTGTGACCTAACTGTTCATGATCAGCAAAGATAGTAATTGAGACAAGCTCAAGCTTCTTTGAAAGGATCGCCACCAGTGATCAAACGATTCAGATCAAAACCTGCTTTTTGGGCAGTCTTCCAATCTTTTGCCATTTGAATGTCGTCATGCTCGTCCTCATCACGAGGAATGACCATGAGGTCATACTTGGTTTTGCCGCCAACATTGCCTTTCTCCATCTGAAAGTCCCAGTCGAGAAGGTTCTTGCTGTAGGTCTTGTGCAGACCGTATTTCACAAACTGGCGAGAGATTGAAATCTGTGTGACTTCAAGCACTTGAACGCGCTTCTCTTCCCAGTTGTAAACCGGCCAAGTCAGGCACTTATATGGCCTGTCCTCAGCAGTCTTGTCGTAATTAAGTGCGCGGGTAAAGTCGCGCCCCAATTCCAGTTCAATGTCCTCATCAGAGGGCTTTTCAAGAAAACGGAAAGGCTTGTTGTTGCCACCCTCTTTAGGAGTGCCCCAAACCAGCCAATACTCAAGAGGATCCTCTTCAAGCAAAGCAAAAACAGCAGGCTTGCCTGATTCGATCTTGTTTGGACGCAGATAAGGCTCACCAGCAGTGGAGCTGTCAGTTTCTGGCTCAAGTACAGCCAAAAAGTCGTCGGAAACTTTCACGGTGTGTGTCTCGGTAAGTGTCGCGTCTCATTTGGACGCCTTAATACTGTAAGCCGGTATTGACGCACAGTCAACCTCCGGTAGGATAAAAAAAGACCCGACCTGCCCTAGAGATCAAGGGACAGACCGGGTTTTGTTTCTTATGTCGTTCTAATCTTACATGACGCTTCAAGACTTCGTCAAGACTCTTCCTGAGGGGCTTGTTTACGCTCCAATTCACGCAAAAAGCGCAAAGCGTGGCTTCTGTGGCAAGCAGCCCTTAAAAGCCAGTTTTGATCAAAAGTTTGGGCCAGCAGACGTTGCCTTAGCGCTCCAACGCAACAACGATCTCAAAGCTGTTGGCATCTTTACTGGCATTCGTGGCAATGGCATCGTCTTTCTCGACGTAGACCGTAACCTCAAACGTTGCATGAAGCGTTGGGGTGAGTCGCTTGCTGGCGCTCCCATGGTTACTTCGACCAAGCAAAACGCAGCTAAGTTCATCTTTCGCGTTCCAGAAAAACTGTGGAAAGAAGTAAAGGGTCGCGGCTTGGGTAAAGAGGATTACGAGATCCTTTGGAACTCAAAGAAGCAAGGTGTAATTTTTGGCGCTTATCCAGGTGGCGAGAACTCTGAACCTGGCAACTATGAGTTCAAAGGCGACTTAAACAACATTCCTGTTGCTCCTGACTGGTTGCTCGCTGAAATGCGAGAGCCGCCTAAAACCATCATCAAACGTGATCTTGATTTTTCTGATCGCACTGACGATGAGGTCTTTCAAATCATCAAGGACTGCTTAGACGTAATCCCCAATAAAGGCAAAGGGTCTCGTGATCACTGGGTCAAGATTGGCATGGCAATCAACTCTGCTTTGCCTACTGAAGCAGGGATGATGCTGTGGTCTTCTTGGTCCGCAGACGATCCAGACTTCAAAGACGAATGGGAAGACGACAACCCTTGTGAACACATTTGGCATTCGTTCAAGGGCAATGGCGTTGGCTTGGGCACGCTCATCCACTTGGCTGACTTAGAGGATCCTGACCGCCACAGGTTTTCAGAAGACCTAGCCAAAGCGGTCAAGTCCGCAGAAGACAAGCAGGTTCAGGAGTACAGGCAGTCAACTCTTGAATACGAGGAGGTGATGAAACGCGCCAAAGCAATCCTCAAGATCGATAACCCTGCTGAGGTCAACTACAAGCTCAACTCTCTTGCTCTTCAGGCTGGCTATCGCGATCAAACCGCGCTTGAAAAGCTGATCGTTGATCAGATGGCCTACGAGAAAAAAGAAACCCTTATGACCGCTACAGAGCTGATGAAGCTTGAAGACAAACGTGAATACCTCATACCTGACGTTCTGCCTCACCCCTCAACAATCCTGATCTATGGCGCTGGTGGCGATGGCAAGTCAACTGCTGCATGGGCTCTTGCAAAGCACATTGTCAGTGGCAAACCTTTCCGCGTGCGCGGTGCTGACGTTCCAATTCAACAAGGTCCTGTCCTGCTGCTGAACGGTGACCAGCCTTTGATTCAGCTCAAAGAACAGTTGATTGAAGCTGACTTCCCCATCACGGATGAAACCTTTATTCAGACCGACTGGCAGCTTCAGCGCTACGCACAGTTCATCGAGCTAATGGAGAAGTACAAGCCGAAACTTGTTGTCATTGACTCCTTGATCGGTTGCTCTGGTGGTCGAGCCTTTGATGAAAACAAGTCTGACTTTGCGACTCCGCTGTACTGGCTCACCAAAAACAACGGTCCACTGTTCCATGCGACAACCATCATCATCATTCACCACGCCAACAAGAATGGCGGCTTCCGTGGCACTTCAGCCATTCGTGATGCAGTAGATGAGACCTGGAGCCTTAAACGCCCTGAAAGCGACCCTCAGAAGCGCTCCAAGGAGCAGCAGCAGCTCAAGCCTCATGAAAGGTTGATTGAGGTGGAGAAGAGCCGCTCAGGTCGCTCTGGCACGCATTTGATTCTTGGCCAGACAGATGACTTGGACTTTTACATCGCTGACTTCACTCCTGAAATGGACCCAGACAGCAACGCTCCATCGTCTGTACAAGGCAGAGTGCTTAGTCGCTTGAGAACCGCTTACCCCGAGTCACGCACCAAAACTGATCTCATTGCAGATCGACTCATTGGTGGCTCACCAGCTGCAATCAAGAAAACGCTCCAAAGGCTGGAAGCTCAACAACTCATCATCTCAAGCGTCTCAGAAGGTTCCCGTACCAAGAACTATAAAGCTAATCTCGCGCGTGGAGAGGGTTGGAACGTGTCCCCTTTGACTAAAGAAGTTAGTGATGGAGCGGGTTTTGGTACGGGACAACAAGATGGGGACACGCCTTTATGTCCCCCTCTGATGGAAGGTGCAGTTGAGATTGAACTTACCGAAAAAGAAAGGGGACAAATCTAATTGTCCCTACCCCTTGTCCCCATGCAAATCCATTGGCCTAACTGGCTTTTGGGGCGTGGGGACATTTTTTACATCTATACGCGCGTGAGGGATGAACTGGACAAAGATTTTGGAGCGCGGCAACGTTCCAGAGCCTCCTGGCTATCACGAGACCATTGCTCGCCTACAGTCCAAACCTGACAAACCGCGTATCAAACCGTCTCAAAGGAAAAAGAAACCTAAGAGGCGTAAGTAATATCTACCTATGAAAGAAATCAAAACCTACCTTCCTGAAGAGCTTGCCGATCGGCTCTCCATTGAAGCTAAAGAAAAAGGTATTCACAGATCAGAATTGATTCGTGAGCGCCTTTCACAACCCCCCAATCACTACGGACTCACAACCAGTGATTTTCATAAAGCTGTTACAAAGGTGCGTCGTCGGTCCAGCTATGGTCTGGATAGGCAACAGGCTGAAAGCATTGTCGCCACTGTCTTCAACGAACTCTTCAGCTCAAAAGATGGCGACTAGATCGGTCAACCTTCAATACTGTCAGATCAGCGACGAACACTGCCCACTTGCAATTACTCGCTTTACTTCATTTGACTTGGACAACAAGCCTTTAAGCGTTGAACAAGTTACATATGAATCAAACATGGAGTATATGGAGCGGCAAGTTATTAACGCTTTGTCTTGCAATGTTGAAGTCAGTATCCTTACGGCAACACCGATTCATGAATTTAAAAGGCTGCATTACTTGTTCAACAAGGACTAATGAACGTGCAAATTTTTCGTCATGACAAAGAATGGATTGTGCTAACTGAGTCATACGCGCTAACGTTCCACCAAACCCTTGGCAGCGCGATGGATCATGCCGCAACCCAAATCGGGGCGTCAGATCATCATGGAACGTCTGAACAAAGCAATTCAGCTTTCAACGACTGGTGACTTGCAAAGGGCTGCAATGTTCCTTGAAGGCGCAAGAAAGGTCAGACAAGGTTCTCGCAGGCAGCGTTCCAATAGTCGTTCTGCTCAAGCAAATGCATGGCAGAAAAAAGTTGACGGCTCTATAACATGGTAGTATTCGTTTAGTATTTTAAAGCCGATGGCTACGAAGCACGGCAACCGCGTTTATATCCAAGTCCTGCTAGAGGCCTACAGAGGAGAACTTTTTATTGAAAAGGCAGCAACTCTTGGCATCAAGCCTTCAGCTCTTATCAGAGAACTTGTTTACGAATATCTCGCTTCAGTGGCCAATGAAGACACATACGCAGAGGCCAAGCACAACGACGAACAAAAGTGGCAAGAAGCAGTAGAAGCCAGACTCCAAGGCAGATTAAAAAGCCGACTTGCCAAAGCTGCTCAGTCCGAACAAGCCATTGACGCATCCAACGCACCAATATGACCTACTGCTTGCTTAAGCAGTTTTGCCTGATGCCAGTTGGTGCGGACCAACGAAACACATAGCGCCTTCAAGGCATCTTCATCAGTGCAGCCTTGAACGTCTCGTACATTACGCTCTAACTCCAACTCCTCTTCAAGGCTCTGGTTGACAATCATCCAGTCTGCCCAGCCCATTTGTTACAGAGTGTACTTTTTGGAATAGTAAGCAGCGTTTTCGTGTATGTCGATCACTCATTGACGAGGATCACCCAGCCAGTTCCAGGGCCTTCAGATTGCCAGCGCTGATAAAACGCAGCTTGCCTTACACGAACGTTGCGTCCTAAATGCGGATTGCTGTGCCCACCTTTTTCCATTTCTGGGTAGCCGCGAGGATCTTGCATGATCCACTCAGGGTCATTGCTGTTCTTGCCCGCATAACCACTGATAACGCTCCAATGCCCGCAACCCAGCCCATTGCACATAGGTGGCTCGCCACGAAGCATGTTTCCTGCGTGCAACCAGCCGACCAATACTGGTCTGCCAGCTTCAATCTCTAACTCCACCATGTCAGCATCGCCGTCCTTACGAAACTCAGCTTCCAACCCCAAACTTCGCAATGCTGCCAGCTGAGCCTCTACTGACGTGGTGTCACCGTATTTGGCGCGAATCTCGTTGTACTCATCATCTGTACGCACCTTCTTGTAAAACGCTGCCACCATCGCAGCTGCTGAGCTGAAGCACTCGCGGTATCCCGTTCCAGTCTTGTTGTCGAGCTGCCTGAAGTAGGGCATGTAGATCTGCTGGTCATACCCACTTTCCTTCCACGCCTGAAACCAATCAGCTTCGTGCTCCTCCAGTAGTTCCGCTGGCATTGACTCCTCAAGTTGTTTAATTGCAGCCAGCTGATGGGGCGTGCCACGAAAAAACTGAAAAAACGGCAGCAGGGCAAGACCCATGGCTAGCAGCAGCAAGGTCAACTGGATAATGCCGGACGCCACCTACTTTTCAACTCTTGTGTCAGGCAATAGCAAATCCTTTAGGTGTTTCACCGCAAGATCATCCAAGTCGTTGTCGGTGCGAGTGACGATTTTTTCCAACATCGCCACTATCAACTCCTTGAACGCTCTGGAGCGCCACATCGTCATGACCAGAGGCTTGAGAACTAGAAGCATTGGATTGACCTAGTTACCCTGTAACAGTAGCTCTGTTCTGCTATGGCCAACAATCCTGAAGAGCATCACGAGAAAGAAGGCATATCAATGGCAGATATTGTCAAGGCTCTGGTCTTGGCTTGGAGTGCTGCATTGCTCACCGCTTCCTATCTGGGCATCTTCCCTCAGATGAAAATGGACAATACGTTCGTGGCGTCACTGTTGACTGGTGCAATGGCATCATTTGGCATCGAACGAAAGAACAATGGAAATGGCAACAAGAAACCTACTATCGTCGATAACAAAGACACCAAAGCTGGCATCAAATGAACCGCTCACTTTTGGTATTGGGCATCACATTGGCAGCTGCTTTGCCTGCTCGTGCTGATTTAACCCACAAAATCCAAAGCTCAGTACAACTCGATGTTGGTGGTGCGTCCACACGTGCCATCAGGGTTGGCAATAGCTACAGCATCAGTGGAACCGGCATTGACACCAGCGTGACTGCAGGCGGTTCAACCACTAGCGATGCTCTTGGTGGGCTTGGTGCAGCGACTAATGGCGTTAATGCCATCACGATTCCAGACGCAACCCAAAAAACTGCTGGTAACGCTTTCAGCTTTGCAACCAGCTACACACAAGGCGATACCGTTCCAACTTCCGCTCCAACTGTTGGTGCTGTTCCTGCCTTTGGCGACGTCACCAGTACGGCTGCAGGTACCAATACTGGCTTGGCTGGCACGATCACTACAGCAGGTGCTGTCACAATTTCACCAGGGGCAGCTAATACAACGGCTATTGGCCAAGTCATTAGCGAGCTGACAACCCGGTGAAACGGCTAATCATTCTGTTGCTGCTGCCCTCTCCAGCAGTTGCAGTTCCGGTTATCCCAAACTTCAGCCAGGGTGTGGTGTCGTCTCACACTGAGTCCAAAACGATTGTCAAAGAGTCAATCGTTTCAGAGTCCTATCGCACTGGCTTTGAATACACAGTCAGTGGCACAGGCATTGAACCGACCAGCGGAGTTGTAAGCCCATCAGCTGGAACTAATACCCTGAACTTCTCAAGTCGCTCTAGCTGGAAGCAAACCGTTCCAGGGGCAGCCTTTCAGTTTGCAGAAACGTTCCAAGGGCCAGGCTTGATTGAAAAAGTCATAATCGATCGCGAGACCATTACAGAAACAGTCATCGACTCCACCAGCACGTTTAGCCAATGAGAGCGACAGCCTCTGCTCTGCTGCTCAGCCTGCTTTACACCGCTCCAGCGGCAGCACAAGTCAGTGCAACTGCAAGCCCCGTCAGCAATAGCAGCGGCTCAGTGGTCAACCAGGCAGTTCAGATCACGCCTGGGCAATACATGAAGCACAGCTACGGATCACAGATTCAGTGTGATTCGGCAACGCTAAACATCTCCCCCTTTGCGTCTTCGACGCATTCTTTTGGCAAACCAGACAATCAGTATTATCAAGAGCCTGTTTACGACAACAGCGACAACTTTGGCCTAATCGACCCAGAAACAGGACTTGATGGCCCAGATGGCGTTCCAGATAACCCTGGCAAAGTCTTGTATTACAAGCCGATGCGGACAGGCTACCGCCAGAACTACAGCAATAACTTTGGCATCACAGCCACCTTCTCTATACCCCTGGATCGTGGACCGATTGAACTCTGCAAGCAGGCGGCTAAAAAACAGGTGGCGCTCTACGAGCAAGCTCTTGCTGACAAGCGGCTTAACTACGAGATGGGCAGACTCAAAGCATGTGCGACTGCACTGCGTGAGGGCTATGGCTTTAAGCAAGATTCACCCTTCTTCCCTATCTGTGCTGATGTAGTCCTCAAACCAAAGCCAGTAGAGGATCACACGCACCAAATCACTTACCCAAAGCCCGTCTTAGATCGCGAATGGCTTGATTCCGGTGACGCTGCACAACCCGCCGCTGCTGTAAAGATTCCGGTTTTACCTTACGGCCAAGCTTCTGATTAACCTTTTTCACCACCTTCTTAGTCAAAGGCTTAGCCAGCTTCTGCAAGACTGACGCAATCGGTTTGGCGAAGATCGCCACAGTCGTGGCAAATGCAGCAGTCAACGCAACTGATGCGGTTGGAGCAGCATCAGGCACATAGTTGTTGATGACTTGCCCAATCGGTACAGGGTCCCAAAGCTTTACGCACTTGCCATCCTGCAACTCATAACCAGCAAGAACTTTAGTTCCAAGTTTGTTAAACGATCCGATTTCTTTTGATCCAAAAGGTGGACATGGTGGATCCTTAGGCAATCTTGGATTGTCGGGAGCGCCACCCGGCAGAGTGGGTTGAGCTGCAGGGGTCGGACTTGACACATCCGGCCTCTTTATTTCAGGCTGCTTTGGTTGCACCCAAGTGAAGTCACGCGGTCTGTAGTCAGGAGCCTCAAAGACAGGCACCGCTCCAGTGCATAGCGTTACGTTGCCGCGTGGATCTTCCTCAAACGTTTCCGTTCCATTGCCAACAGCAATTCTTGCCCGCACGCAACCGGGCATATCAATGATTGGAAACCGCGTAGCTGTAACTGGCGGTGCTGCTGGTAAAACAGGTGGTGGAATCGGCCTACCAACAGAGATCATTGGAACGCTGATTGCTTTTACCCCGATCTCAGGAATCTCCGGCATGAAGTCAGAACGGTTTACAGCAGGTCAGCTCTGGATTGAACGTAACCGCAGACGCGAAGGGCCGCCTGTTGTTTACACCGTAATGTCAGACCGTTTACCGATCCAAAAGCAATCCTCAAGTGGGTCAAATGGCCAAAGGGCACACCAACCGGAGACGCTTTACGCGAATGGCTTGCTTCGTTTGAGCAGAAACCTCAAACACCCGCGCCAGAACTTGATATGGCAAAAATCAAGGCTGAAGGCTTCGGGCCTGAAGCTCATGACGACGATCCAACCGCCAACACCAAGATGGTGGTCTGAGCACTCTTGTGCTATAAAAGAATGGCTAGACCTAGTTCCCAAGCTGTTAGATCAGCCTCTGTTCTGCTAGAGCGTCGGCACTTGAGAACCCCGTGTTTTCGTGGAAGTTGGCACGGGGTTTTCTTGTGTCAAGGCATCTTGAAAGGCACAGCTGGACCCGTAGTGGTTGGCAGCTCTGGCAACGCTGCATCAATCTCACCTGGAATCATCTCAGTGACATCGCCCATCATGTCGGCGGCCATGTCATCGATCATTCCGGGTATTCGAGCAAACGCAACGATCGA